TGTAAATCAATCATAGCTTTTTTTGTCATGTCAGCAGCAGAACCTTGTATCAATCTATTCAAAGCTTTGTATGTGTAAGCTCTTTTGATCCCTGGTCCGTGTTCCGCCAATGCTGCATCGTGAGGTAATGGTTTATGTATCCCGAACTGGTTAGGCTCCCACAAATGAAACCTGCACAATCTACCTAGAAGCGTTCTAACTTTACCACGTTGCTGCGCTCTACTCATCACAGCATCCATAAGTTGTTTAACAAAAGGCACTTTCGTATGGTATTGTTTAAATAGTTCTTCAGCTTGTAGTTTATTTATACCTAGTTCAGCTTGTAGTTTGTTTTTACCCATGCCATAGAAAAGACCCAAATTGATCGTCTTAGCTTGAAATCTAGGTATGTTAGCCATATCTGCTACAATTTTATGAAAGTCTGCATCTTCGTTCTTGTATGCTTCAACAACATCGTCAACAGAAAAGAAACCTTGTAGCGCAGCGTAGTGCACAACGAGTCTTGGTTCTTGTTGGTTATAATCAAAACAACCCCACTTACAACCTTCCTCAGGTATAAACAAACTTCTGATCCGTGGTCCGAGATCTTTGTTCCTTGCAGGTATCTGCTGTAAGTTTGGATTATTCATACTGAACCTGCCTGTGACAGTCCCGCCACTATCACCACGTAACTGGTTTATCTCAGCATGTATCCTACCACGTTGTGAATATTTAAGTATTGTATCTATAAAAGTTGTATGTGCTTTGTTAATCTCTCTTGCTTTTGCAATAGCTTGCACAATGTTATGTGGATGATTAGCTAAAAAGTTTTTAGTAAAACTAGGAGCACCTGTCTTTACGGTTCTCTCATACGGTAAACCAAGTTTGTCAAATACTTTAGCAATAGACCTTGCAGCCCATATCTGTACATCTAATCTAGTTTCAGCAAAGATAGCACCTAGTAATCTGTTCTCTTCTTCAACCATATTTTGTTTTTCTCTAGCTGCTCTGTCTGCATCTACACGCACACCAAGGAATCTCATATCAACCAACACAGGAAATAAACTAGTCTCCATGTTAAATATATCTTCTATGTCTTGATGTAAGATTTCTTTTTTCATCTCTTGCCAAAGCTCTAACGTAAGTTCTGCATCACGCTCTGCGTAAGCACCAACATACATAGCTGGTAGTTTGTACATCTCTGCTTTAGGATCTACACCCCAAGACTTTGCAGCTTCGTACAAAGCATTCTCGTCTTTACCTTTACCTAAATAATCTCTAGATAAACCATTCAAATCATATCTAAATCTGTTTTCATCTACTAATGATGCAGCTATCATGGTATCTACAATCTGTCCTTTTACATTGATACCTATTTTTCTTAACCAACAAATATCGTACATGGCATTGTGAAATATCTTCGTAGAGTTTGTGTTCATCTGGTCTTGTAACCAGTTAAGGACCATTTTACGATCCATGTTACCACCACCTTCATGTGCTATTGGATAGTATGCACACCAATCATGTGTAGCCAGTGATATTCCGACAACATCGCCGACACCTACAACAGAACCAGAACCCATTCTTTCGTTTAAGTTTGGATCTTTTGTTTCTAAGTCTATGGCTATCTCATCATACTTACTTAGATCCGGAAAGTCTGTTGGTGGTATCCACTCTGTTTGTGGTTTAAATATCATTTTCATGTTTACATTCTCCTGCTATTGCCATGTATGCGGCTGCGTCAACGTACGTGTCGCTGGTTGGCTGACCAAATTTAGTTCTTGCTACTTTTAATAAAGCCATCATCACAGCAGCATCGTGTGCTGTAATCTCTTTGTCTAGATATGCTGACCATAACTTTCCAATGTTTGCATGGTTTACTATTTTATCACCATATGTTTTTGCTCTAGGTCCAGCAATTAATTCTTTTGCTAATTGTAACGCTTCTTCTGTTTTCATATTTTATATCCTTTGTATATATCTTTTGGTCTGATGATGTGTAAATGACTTTTAGTTCTAGTTGCACCAACATAAAACAATCTATTCTCATCGTCAGGATTTTGTTCGTAGTTTCTTTGTGTGTTTCGAGATAGATCTGTCAGGAGAACTACGTTATCCTGCTCACCACCTTTTACCCCATGTATTGTAGATAAAACTATTCTAGGTTTAGAATTTAATTTCTCACCATTCTCCCTCATACGTCTTATATATCTTACTTTCTTCTCTGGCGCATCATCAAAAGCTTCATACCAAACTTTATGTGTTTTCAAACCTCTCTTGCTTATTAAGTCATTCATGTTGTATGTAGAATCTTTATCTAAATATTTTAATTGTTCTTTTTGATAATGCTTTGGTGACATGTAAGATGCTATTCTTGATACTTGTTCATAATTTATATTCACACCTTTACGCACATCTTCCCAATCTGTAATTGCTTTGTACAAATCTTGTTCTTTGTTTGTTTTAAACTTGTTCTCGTAATACAACCCTTGTGAGTATAAGTGATCTTCTAAATCATTTAACATGAATCTGGTTCTAGCTAACACTAGCCAACTACCTTGTTTCATATTAACTTGTTCAAAGTCATCGTAATATGAAAGCAACCCTCTTTGTGTTTTTGGTCTCCACTCTTTTGGTAATCTATTTTGTATTTTGTTTATTATCTTTGATGCAATATCATGCACAACCTGCGGTATTCGGTATGACTGTGTCAGCTGCATTATCTTTCCCGTCTGTGTTATAAAACTATCTACATCTGCACCAGCCCATCTAAATATAGCTTGATCATCGTCACCCGCAATAAAAGTATCCTGTGTTTTGTCCCATATCGATCTTGCCATATCCCATTGGGATAATGATAAATCTTGTGCTTCATCTATAAACACAACATCAAACTTAGGTGACTTGTCAGACTTAATAAATTCTGTAATCATGTCTGTAAAATCTATTAGTGTATAATCTTTTTTGTATTGATTAAGATCAGATACAAACTGTTTTAGTTGTTGTATTGTTATATCTTGTGTGTGTTCTTTTAAATTGTATTGTCTCTCTGGTGTAATATTACGTAGTTTAGCCATTTGTACAATACGTAGTAAATCACTTTTAGTTGTAAATAATCCTGTGTGTTCGTTATCGTACTCGTTGTAATCTAAATTGTAACCAGTTTTGTTTCCTAAATCTTCGTAGTGTCTACGTTGCATTACATCTTCTTTCTTAATACCAAGTCTTCTAAACGCTAAAGAATGTAAAGTTCTAAAATATGGAAGGTCATCCTCTGATAAATTAAACTTAGACATAGCTCTGTCTCTAGCATGGTGCGCAGCTTTTTGTGTAAAGGAGAAGTATCCAATTTTATCTGGATCTGTTTGTTTTAGATACTTATCTACTTCGTTCAATAATGTTGTGGTCTTGCCAGTGCCAGGTGGACCCAATACAATAGTTTTCAAAACGCATCCTCCTTTTTAAATTTACGTTCTTTTATTTTTATTTGTTCTTTTTCAAACTGTTTTAATCTTATTACAGATAATTTCTTTTTACCTATATTCATTCTTATATGCTCACAACCATTGTGTTCTAGTAACCAAAACAATGTCATGTCATACTTCTCTGTCCATTTGTGTCTGTGTAAAAACTTGTGATAGAAGTGTGTAAATATAAAATGGTGATGCGTATCTTTGTTCCATACATTACCAGCTTCCATGTCTTCTTTTGTTGCACCTTCTGCTGTTCTGCTAGTGCAATAGTTCTCCAGGTGTTGAGACAGCTGTTCTAGTTTAGATGCACCAGTTGGTGCCTCTATTATTTCTGGATTAGACATTAACAATGCAACCATGTCTTTATAGTCTTTTGGTTTTATTGTTGGTGGGAACTTGTGTATTTGATTCATACATGCCCTTACAAATAATCTTTGTTCTTGTAGCTCCTCTGCTTTTAATTCTACTCTTTCACCATCTACGTTTAATCTAAATATCTTTGGATCTAACTCTACTATCTGTAAATCAGATAGTTGTGGAAACAAACTTTGTGTTCCTATTCCATACTTTCTAGTTTTGCATAACTGCTTATCACAGTGGTTACACATTGGTTCTTCATTACATTTAAAACCATAGTCCTTGTTATCTTTTCTAAATTTTGTAATTTCGTCATGCCTAAATGGGTTTACAAAGTGTTTGTAATTAAACTCATCTAGTTTATCAGCCCAACTATCTGGCCACTTCTTTTTTGCATACACTCTAAATTGAAACATAACCCTATCTCTACCATCATCTAACTTTTCTTTAGTTAAAGATTCTAAACAAGGTGGTCCGTCATCAAATTCTGATGGTGGTCTTTCTATTTTTAGATCTTGTAATTCTTTTGGTGTGAGAGCACCGACTTCTACAGAATTTAAAAAGGCATCTATTTTAATTGCTTGGCCTTTAGAATCAAAGCAATATCTTGTTGTATTTTTATAATTAAAGTATGGTAAATTTAAAAAATTTCCTGTATCATCTTGCGATTTTAATTCAATTTGTTTTGGAAATACTTCAGCGTTACCAAATCCTAACACAGCACTCAAAGACACTAATTTATCTCGCATTAGTTTTGCTGGCACAAAATCTGTTGTAAATAAAAATATATGTGCTCCACCACTTTTTGATCTGCAGACCCAAAGTGGTACACCCACTGGTAGTTTGTTTAAAAGTTTTCTGTGATCAAGATTATATTTATCTACATCAATACAACCCCATCTACATTCGTTATTCTCGTTAATCGGTATGATACCGAGACTAGGTTCTATACCATTGAGATGATCCTCCCAATGTTTATTTGTTACAGGTTCTCGTTTAACAAACGATGTACCTTTTATTTTGAGTCCATCGGCACCCTTCTTGTCCACATAGGTGCAACCATGTGCTCGCATTAATCCTGTAAATATCTTTCTAAAAGCTTCCATAATTATTTTTGGGGGCGGGTCCAGTCTCCCATCGCCGCCCCTCTATCTTCCCTAGGAAGTTTTTAGTACGGTGAATCGGATTTGGATTCTTGATCTCCGTGTTTAGCTTCGATAGCACCTTTAGCAACGCTGTTACTAAAACCTTTTACCGTCTCGTAAACATTTTGATCAGACACAGGTCCTTTTCTAGACACATCCCAACCAAACCATGTACCTTTATCGTTTGATTGCTGAACTGCTTTTAAAGTATAAATGTGGCTATATGTTGGCGGTGTAAAAATACCATTTTTACCCTGCATCTTTAACCCTGACATCATCGAGTTCCATTTTCTGCTAATCTTAAGTTGAGTAGCTTTCATAGAAATCAAAGCTGTCGTAGGATTTTTACCTAGCACATAAACAAAGTGACTAACAGTGTTCTCTAGATAATTACCGTTTGGTAATCTATCTTTGTTAAAAGAATCTCTAGTTGTTTTAGGTAGATCATCACCAGCTTCATATATTTTTACTGGCGATCCTGTTCCACCTTTACCTCTGTCTTGCCACTCTATGTATTGTCTTTTGTAATACACAGGAATTACATCGATACCAGTAGCACCGTCATGTAATTCATTGGTTACTGAATTAATAATCATACCAGGTTCTGCCCCCTTGATATATTTATTATCCATCTTGTTACATTCTGGTGACAATTGTCCCAGAACTTTCATAAACGGAAGTGCTAGATCTTCTTGTTGTATGTTTAAACCCTGACCTGCGTCAGCTTCAAACATATTAGCACTAAGTTCGTTTTTCTTTTTTGTTTGTACTTCACTCATGTTTATTGTTTCCTTTTTATTGTTGTTTTATTTCCAACAAAGATGTTGAAAAGTTCCGTTGGCATTTCTTTACCTGCCTCAATACGCTCACGGACTAACGCTTTTAGAGTCATGGGTTCGACCTTCAGCTTTTGCATCGGATCAAGACCCCGACTCTTTGCAAGTTCGGCATAATCAGCCGCCTTGTTATCCTCGTTACGACCGAACGATACGGATATCTCATTTTTGATTATATCGCCCAGGCCATTCTCACGAAGCCAGTTAAACGCCTTCTCTTTATTTGCTTGAGTTATAGTGGCGCTGTAATTTGTTTTTACTTCTACAGACGAACCGTCTTGTAGTTTTAAAAAAGATAAACCCATTTCTGATAACATTGTAGGTATGACTTCACCCGATATGTGTTCTAATTCTTTCTTTTGTTCTTTTATGTGTTTTTCATGAAGTTCAATGTCTTTTTGAACTGCTTGCATTTCTTTTATTTTGTCTGCAAGTTTATTTATATTAGTTGTTTTGTCTATAACCTGCTCTTGGTCTTTCTCAAAATCAATCGTCATTCTTTGCTCCTGTTCCGTAAATATCAATCTCTATTGGATAGTATCTTTTTTCTTGTCGATCCCACTTCAAGAGATTCAATCTACCATTTGTTTGTTCTGATATCAAACAGCAGACTACACCTATTATAGCAGGATCACCTGTTAATAACAAGTAGTCTGTTGGTTTGAAATCTTTCAAAAGATTTTTTAGTTTGATTATTAGCGGACCAGGAGAAAAAATCATTTGTGATCTTTCATCTAGTAAAAATTTTAGAACACCATATTCTGCTGCACCCATAATATTAAATTTGGGACGGCCTTCCCTTGTGCCTGCAATTTCTTGCACAACATAAACATGTGGTGGTCTTTCTTTTTTCACCTCTGAATAATTAATACTTTCTTTATCTTTCATATTGACTTTATAATAAAATCCTATATACATGTCAATAGAAAGATGAAATATAAATTTAAGTTAAAGCCATATGCACACCAACTCACTGCGTTGGAAAAATCTTGGAACAGAGATACGTTTGCATATTTTATGGAAATGGGTACTGGCAAAACAAAGGTACTAATAGATAACTTATCAATGCTTTATGATAAAGGTAAAGTAGATGGAGCACTAATAGTTGCACCAAAAGGCGTGGTAGGCACTTGGTACAATCAAGAGTTGCCTGCACATTTACCTGACCACATAGAGAATGTGACAGTATTGTGGCAAGCTAATATAAATAAAAAACAACAAGATAAATTAAGTCAACTGTTCAAAACAGGTCAAGAGCTCCACATACTTGTAATGAATGTAGAAGCTTTTAGCACAGATAAAGGCAAGTTGTTTGCTACTAAGTTTTTAAGATCGCATAAATCTTTAATAGCAATAGATGAGTCCACTACAATAAAAAATCCAAAAGCAAAAAGAACTAAAAACATATTATCACTAGCACCTTTAGCAAGTTATAGACGTGTAATGACAGGATCGCCTGTAACTAAAAATCCACTAGATCTGTACACACAGTGTCAATTTTTAGACATACATCATCTTGGACATGAGTCTTATTATTCATTTAGAAATAGGTACGCTTTAATGAAAAGTGCTAACATATCAGGTCGTTCTATAAATCTGGTTGTTGGGTATCAAAATTTAACCGAACTATCAGATAAATTAAAACCTTTTTCATACAGAGTGTTAAAAGATGATTGTTTGGATTTACCAGATAAAGTGTACATGAAGAGAGAAATACAACTTACTGATGAACAGAAAAAGCTTTATAGGCAGATGAGACAAGAGGCTTTGGCTACATTAAATGGTAAAACAGTTACAACCATGACAGCTCTTACACAGTTGATGAGACTACATCAAATAACTTGTGGTCATTTTTCTGCTGATGATGGAAGTATACAAGAAATAAAAAACAATAGATTATCAGAATTATTAGATGTGTTAGATGAGACAGAAGGTAAAGCAATTATATGGGCACACTACCAACATGACGTTAGAAACATATTTAAACTGTTAGAAGATAAGTATGGTCCAGGTTCCGTGGTTCATTATTATGGTAAAACGTTGCCTGAACAAAGAGACTATGCAATTAAAAATTTTAAGACAAACGATAAAGTTAGATTCTTTGTGGGCACACCACAGACTGGTGGATATGGTATCACTTTAGTGCAGGCTAACACAGTTATCTATTACTCTAATGGATATGATCTTGAAAAAAGAATGCAATCAGAAGACAGAGCACACAGAATAGGGCAAAAGAAAAAAGTGACATATGTAGATATAATAGCAGAAAATACTGTAGATACAAAGATCGTAAAGTCTTTACGTAAAAAAATTGATATTGCCTCAAAAGTTTTGGGCGAAGAGGTTAAATCCTGGATTTAAGTTATAAATCTTTCTAATAGAAGTATTGCCACGGTCCCCACCGCAGCTAAAAGAACCCAATAGATTTTGTCTATTTTACCACCCAATTTGTGAATACCATTGTGCATGTGATT